TGGTTCAGCTTTGTCTCAGGTTCGAACTCGTCCGACTCGCTGATAAAGTCTATCTGCTCCGCCCTGTAATCGCCGAACAGGCCGTCATAGTCCTCCAGCGAATCCCTGACAGCGCCAGCCAACCGCTTAACCTGCTCATAATTGGCAGAGAAACTGTCGATCTGGAACGTCGCGTGAGCAATGCTGGAGTAGCCGTCCAGCGTCCGGTCACGACGACTATCGACCAGCGTATAGACCAGTGCCGGGTCGCCATGCCCTTCCATCAGCTTTTGCGGCCGGATCTCTTTGGCGATGCCGGTTATCTCAGGCGTAGCCAGCAGAAATGACGCGAGCGCTTTAGTGATCATGAGGCGACCTTGCGGATCTCAGCGCGAATCTTCTCTTCCATCCGCCGCAGTATGACTCGCCGATTGACCAGCATCGCTGTCCGCAGAAACGGATTACGCTTCTGCCATCGCGTGCCAAGGTCAACAAACACCGGCCCGTAGAACGCCTCGCGTCTGGTGCCCACCCTGGTGATGGCATAGCCTGCGTTGCGCCTGAATTTCGTGCTCTTGCGTATCCCACGCTTCAGGAACCCCGGCGCGACAATGCGTCCCTTGTATGTCTTATGCATTCTCTTCCCGACTGGCGCCTTGTTGCGGGCGGTGGCCACCACCGGCGTCATTGCATACGATGTAGCACGACTGATAATGCGCCCTTCCGCCTTCGACTCCAGCTGTTCAAGCTTGCGCTTGAGATCGGCGAACCCTTCAAGCTTAGCCATCGTCCGGCCCCTGCTTTCCAGCGCGCCGGCACATCAACTGCACCTCGCGCCCATACTCCCATGGATCGATGACCGACACGATGTCGTAAACGATGTCACACCCTGATATCAGTCGATCATTGGGCGTCAGACCGCACGTAACCGGTGTCGCACGAATCCTGACACGCGCAGTGACTTCCGACTCCTCGCCGCTGCCGGCCATGTACTCACGTCCGGTCAATGGTTCAATGCTGGCACGCACTGATCCGAGCGTAGACCAGTCGCTCACCACTTCATTGTAGTCGTTGGTGGTGTCTGTCAGCCGCTGGAGTGTCACCCGCTGCCGCAGCTTGCCAGCCTGGATCACAGGAAAACCCTGGCGTGCGGCATCAGCAAAGATCGGACCGCGAGCGGCACCTCGTCCAGCTTGACCGGCGTGGTGGATTCACGGTTTGCGTACAGGTGCGCAATCGTCATCAGTATTGCGTGGTCCACGGCGCTTGGCACATTGCCGTATCCCGCTGTGTAGGTCACAGTTGCATTTGTGCCGACAGGCCATGTGCCGGCCGCCTCAATGCGCCACCCTGCCGCCGTATAGCGTATGGCATACAGCATCGGGTCGAGCGTCTGCTGTTCCCCATCGATGTCTGTGTACGTTACAGACTCTACCGACGATACCCTCGGTCCAAGCACCAGGGGCGATGCCAGCGCACTGAAGTTTTCAGTGCGCTTGCTAAGAATAATGGGTCCGGCGATCAACCCTTCACAGTAATCGATAGCCGCGTCCCAATAGGCTTTGATCAGCTGGTCATCCTCATCATGGTCTAGCACCAGGTGCTGTTTGATGATGTCGGTGGTGAGCATCACATTACCCGCTTTTTCGCTGGCTTCAGCGCTGTCGGCCTTTTGACTTCAGGCCTTACCGCCTCCGCCTGTCCGCTCTTGATCAAGCGGCGCTCCACTTCAGCATCAAGTTCGACGACATCCCCTTTCGAGAATGCCGCCGTTGCTGATGCCATACTGGTCAGCAATCGGATCATGGCTTATGCGCCAGCCATGACCATATGCTTGATGGCAACACCGAGCGTCACCTTGCCGTCGGTGCGCTTGTACGCCCTGAACCCTACTTGACCATTGGCCGCGTAGAGCTCGTTCAGGCGCTGTACCACCATGCCGCGCCTGTCGGCGATGCAGTAGTAGCTGAGGTCACCAAACAGTACCGACTTGGCGCTGATAGCAGCTGCTGGCATTGCCGCAGACGCTACCACCGGGCGACTCAGAATGCGGTCGGGTTCACTCGCCTGCAACCCTGGCTGCCAGAGGTACTGATCGTCGGC